TTTGCGGCCCCGGCATGTATGGCTGAGGGTAAGTAACTCCGGGAGGGTTCATTCCGGGGGGCATCTGCGCCGGCCTCGGGCTAGAAGCAAAAGGAATCCCGAGCCCATATCTAGCGCCGGCTCCTTGAGGGTTCATTGGAGAAACATTTCCTCCGGCCCCTGGAAGCAAGCGAGGGTCAAGCAATCCGAAGTTGTTCATTTTTTTCCCTTCTCATAGGTTCGCGCAGTTGTATAGCCAAGATACCCGGCGCTAAAAGTCCACCATAGAGCTTCCGGGATTGCCTCAAAGCCCAGCTTCACATTCAGGAAAAATTCCCGCATGGCGTCAGGGCGCATGATTCCGATTGCCGGGGCAAGGATAACCAAGCCCAGCAGGATGAAATAGAATACATAAAGGAAGGAAGGACGGGCTCTGGAGGTCCAAGGGTCGGAGCTTCCCGCCTCGGCCTTGATAGCGCCTATGGCTATCTCTAGTTCCCGGAAAGCGCCGTCCTGCTTGAGGCGTTCGAGCTCGGCAGCAACCTGGGCCTTTTGAATAGGGTCCGGGAAGGCTTTATCGAGAACCTTCCCAAAGACCGCAGCGATAGTGTCAGCAATCAATGGAACTGCGCCAGTTTTGCAATGGTCGCGCCTACTGCGCCAGCGGCCCCGCCTAGCAGCATCAGGGTGCGCCAGCCGCCACGGGCCTCATGGAGGATTTTGCTGATTTGCTTTATTTCTTGCCGAAGCTCAGCAATCTCTTTCTGGAGGGCTTCAATCTCGGCGTCGTGCCGCCCTATATCTCTCGATAATTCCATACCGTCCTCACGCAGCGTTTACGCGGTTGAGCCATCCAACCAGAAAGCGCCTCTGGTCTGGCTTGTTTGCCAGCTCATAGTAGTGCGCCTTCTGAAAGGCTTTAAAGTCCTCAACCACTTTTGACGTTGCCGACTCGGCCTCGTGCATCGCGTGCAGGGTATGGTTCCCTACTTTTCCATCTTCTTTTAGGTTAGCCCCGTTGGCGTTTAGCGCCTTCTGAAGCCACCTGACTGCTGTACTCACCCCGCAGTTTACCGCAGCTTGATAAACCAAAGTAGCAAGTTTTTGTGATGGGTACTGGTCTCCTAGAATCGGTCCCCAGTAGTTCATGCGGTAGAGTTTCTCGGCGTCGATCTTAAGTGCTTCCGAGTCCCTATCCCCAGCGTCCACCATCTTCCAGCCTGACCAGTGAGGGTGTGCTCTGCGGGATATCCCGAAGATAGTCTCCCCGCCTCGGTCTGAAGGGTCGTTGACGTAACCGCCCTCCCATTTGGCGACGAACGCATGGGCTTTGTGGAACTCGGCCATCATTGACTTAAAAGACCGGGGACAGGCGTAAATGCACCACGCCCTGCCGTAATGTATGGGGCAACGCTTGTAGCTGGAGGCGGAACAACCCCGGCCCGCATCATATCGGCTAGGCGCTCCACTGACTGCTCCCTCATTGCGGTTGCCCCTGCTCTCCCTGCAAGCCCAGCGCCCGCCAAAGTCGCGCCCGCAAGCGGCCCAAACACGCCGGCGGTTCCTAGTGAAGGAAGCGCGGAAACTGTTCCTGTAGGGGCCATTTTCCCCATAAATCTAAGTATGTTCTGAAGATTCCCGCCCTTTGCGGCACGGCGGATTTCTGCTTGCTCTGATTTTGAGAATAGCCGCATTCTCTTGGGATTGTTCGTTAGCTTCCTAAGCTCTGCTGCAAGTGCGTTTTCTGTTCCAGACTGGGTATATTTTGTTATCCCGCTGATTTCAGATTTCGCAAGAATATCCTCAAAGACTTCGCCTTTCATTAAGCGAGAATATTGGTTTCTTGCGTTATTCCATGCCTGAGCCCCCATTTTTGACGATGTCCCAATAAAATCAGACTGAGGAGCATTTAGGACGTAATCATCAAATTCATCTTTAAGCTCGCCAGCAAGCATCCTAGTCTGCGAGTCTGGAGAGCCTTGTCCTGCTCGAATTATCTTTCTGAGGGCTTGAAGTTCAGCAAAGTCTTTTGGCCTTGTGACGTCTTTTAGCTGATTGAAGGCAGCGTCTATTTGGGGGTATATGCCTGAAACATACCCAAGGCTCCGCATATCTTTTTCGATTTTGGAGGCCCTTCCAGCCAAAGCCTCAGGGTTTATTTGAATTCCCATTCTCTCGGCTTCTTTGAAACTTTGGCTAGACGCTTCTTTCAATGCTTCTTTGGATGGGCCAACAGCCATAGACCTAGAGCCAACACCAAAAGGGGCGCCAGTAATTGCGCCTGCAACCATTCCAGCATAGGGATTTTCATAAGTTTCCCCTACTGACTGAGCCGCCATCGCAGAAGGCGCAGAAGATGCGATTTGACGGCCAGGAGCTGTTGCCAATGTTTCCGAGATTCCGCGAGAAATTGGGCCAGCCGCAGAAGTTGCAAGCCGACCAAGAGCGGGAAGCTGCGCTCCTGCGCCAGCTAAAGCGCCAGCGCCTGCTTCAATCGCTCTCTCCTGAGTTCCAACCGGGACAGGAAGCCCGGCTCTAGTCATTAGGTTTTGAACTGCGCCAGAGGGAGATGGAATCTGTGACCCCTGAGGCAGCATCAGGTTAGCGCCCGCAGTGAGGGCCTCTGCTGCGGGCAACATCATCGAGCCAGCAACTGCACCAGGAGGCCCAGCAAGCGCGCCACCAGCGGCCCCCAAGGCCATTGTCGGCAATGCGCCTCTCGCAGTAATGCCAGCCCCTCTCATAAACTGGCTTCCCAAAGATGGCTCAGGAGGAAGCGGAGGATTAGGTGACGCAACAGATTCTTCCGCCTCTTGGTAGGCTTTTGCCACCACCTCAAACTGAGGGGTTCCGCGCTTGTCTTTGTTGGCAACAATCCACTGAGCAAGTTCTTCCCTGCTTGCCATTACATTTCACCTCGCAAGATTGCATCTGCTTGGTCTTGTATAGATGTTGTAGGCATTCCACCTCTGGTTTTTAGGATGGCTTTAAGACGATTTATGATGGCTTTATTGACATCAGGCGAATTAGAGATAGACGGCAAAGTTAGCCCATATTGCCTTTGTTCTTGGTCAGTAAGCGTTCCTTCTCCGGGGATTCTTAGAATTGACCGAAGTTGCGTGGACATTGTAGAAACTATGCTTTCAAAGTTTTGAACATCAGAAGGGTCAAGTCCGCGACTTAAAAAGCCATAGGCTCCAAGTGGACCTCCTGTAGTTACGCGGTCGATAGCTCCTGGATTTTTTTCCGTTCCAACCATTTCATCTGCAAGCATATTAAAAGACTGAATAGCAGGAGCCTTTGCTCGTCTTTCGGCTTCCTCTTTTACCTTCTGCATTTCTTGGGCTTGTTGAATAGGGTCAACGGGGGTTGCGCCCATTTGTCGAGCTTGTTCAGGAGTAACGCCATAAGGAATGGGTTGTCCAGATGGCATTCTAAGCTTGGAAATATCTGATACGGATAAAGGCTTATCAACCGGCCCGCCAATCTGAACTTGAGGCGTCATTAATTCCTTCATAATTGCTTCTTGAAAGGGGGCCGTTCCGGGTTGTAGTCCGGCAGCAATAAGGTTTTGCTGTAAGGTTGTTAGCTGCGGGGGCTTCATGGAGTTTTCGAGCTGCATCTTCAAATAAGCAGAAGGCCCAATAACTTGCGCCATAGCCTGCTGCTCTGGAGTTAAATTGGCGGCATAAGCATTAAAAGCGTCTTGCCTTTCCCTTTCGCGAGCCTTCTCTTCTTCGTACTTCAGCTTCTTTCGGTTGTATTCCTCAATCGCAAGCGCGTACTCCTCAGCCCTTCTTTTATCTTCCTGCTGAGTCCGCCTGTTCTGAATGCCCATCTGCATTCCTCGGGCTGCGTACTCCATAGGATTGATTGGAGTAAGACTCTGGCTTGGCTGCATCAAAAGTCCTAGACCAGCCATTCCCAAGGGGCTTGTGGAAAGCCTTTCGAGACCTTGATTCAGCGCGTCAAATGGATTTGCCATGTGCTTTCCTTAATCAAAAATCAAGAATTCCGCCCAAGAAGTTTCCGATTGTGTCCAAAAAACCGGCCTGTTGAGCCGCCGTCAAGCCGCCTAAAATCTGAGACCAACTAGAAGGCTCAAAGACAGGCTGCTGCTTTGTTTCTTGCCCGCCGTAAGACCCTGAGACGTTTCGCATGTAGTTCGCGATGGCTTCCCCTGGGGCTTTCTGCAAGAAGTTAAAACGATTAACCCTGTCTGTAAGCTCTCGCTGTCGCTGCTCGTCTAGAAGCTGTTGGGCTTCAAGTCCTGCACCATACATTCCTGTGCGAGCTTGCAGGAGTTCCGGCGCATACATAGCCATCTCTTGCTGGCGCTGGCGTTCGTTCTCGTACGCGGCGCCGTAGAGGTTTGTGGCGATGTCCGCCACGCCTCTTCCATATCCAGCAGCAGCGGAGTTATAGGCATTCATCATGCCGGGGCTTCCGGTTCTGCCGGACATCCCGAATCTTTCGTTTAATCCCGGAATTGTCTGGGTCGTGAACTGCTCATTCGCTGCGCGACTGGCAGCTGCTACCATGTCCGCAAGATACGGGTTTTGAGCAGCAGTAAGGTAATTCCCGCCGATTGATTGGCGCGCATATCTTTCTGCTGGGTTCAGAATATTGGGATTATTCGCAAGGTCCGTAATGTTTTGAATCTGAGAGCTGACCCCAGCGCCCATCGGGCTTACGGTCGAGGTGCTTCCGGTTGTTGGGTCGGTATACCACTGAAGCCCTCGGCCTTGATAACCCCCGCCCGCTGCGGGTTGCAGAAACTGACTCTGCGCGGCCTGAAATCCAGCAGTCAGGTACGGCTGTTGCGCGGCCCATGGGGCGGTTGTTCCAGTAGTTGTGATGACATCAGCCATTGCGTCTAGCTCCTGCAATCTGAACGGTTATCCCGCGTTTTTTCTTCTTGGGCGTTGTCGGGTATTTTGCTTGAAAACCACCCATTTTGCCCCCATAAATCCCAGAGCCGGTTGCTTCTCCGAGGCTTCCTTGCGTTCCGCCTGTGAGCATTGAAAGGTCTGGGAGTCCGAAATCAAACGGGTTGTTTGTGGCCTGAACCGCTTGGTCAACAATCGGGGCGGCGTCTGTAAGAAGTCCTAGCCCAGCTCCAATGCCAGCACCAAGTCCAGTTCCTTCTCCGGTTCCTGTCCCTAGACCTGTTCCATCCCCCAATCCTCCGCCCAATCCGGTTCCGTCACCAAGTCCGCCGCCTGAGCCAGTCCCGTCTCCTAAGCCAGTCCCGTCTCCTAAGCCAGAGCCCCCACCAAGTCCTGTCCCATCGCCCATTCCTCCGCCTGGGGTTACAAAGTCTTGAGGTGTGCCCGTTCCGCCAAAAGCCCAACCATTGACTGGACTGCTTGCGCCCAAGCCAGCAAGGCCAGCAGCTCCGGCAGCTCCAAGCCCGGCAGCAGCAAGAACGGAATCAAGCCACTCTTGAGAGCCCACCTGAACTGGTTGCGAAACTGCGCCAGCGCCTCCGGTCGCGCCGCCTGTGGTGCCTCCCGTTGTTCCGCCAGTAATGGTTTGGTCTAACAATCCAGTTCCAGCAGTGGCCCCTCCGGTTGTTGCCGGGGTTCCTGTCGTTCCTCCGGCGGTCCCCGTAGTTCCGCCGGTGATTCCTGTAGCTCCGCCAGTTGCAGGATTCAATAGCCCGGTGGCGGCCCCTGCTCCAGCGCCTATTGCTGTAGAGGCGGCTCCTCCACTATCAATTTGCGTTGTGTCTGACGCATCTGCCGTAATAGTATATTTTTCAACAACATTCCCAGTGACAGGGTCTACATAACTTCCAGAATATGAAACATAGTCTGGAGCAGAAACAATAGGGCCACCAATGAGATTGCTTGCTATATTCCCAAGCCCCGCTCCAATCGCGCTTCCGGTATTTGTTACAGCAGGAACAGTACCAGTAACAACCACGCTTTCAGTAGGAATTATCGGCCCTGTAACCGGAGGAGTATTAGCAGCCAGAGAGCCGGGGCCTACTTGAGCAGCAGAGCCCATGTCATCCAGAAGAAGGCCACCAACCCCGCCGCCAACAGCCCCAGCGCCAACGTCAAAAGCGCCACCTAAAGCCTCAAGAGGGTTTTGGATAAACTCGCCAATGCCTCCAGCGTAATCAATGCCAGACCCGATAGCAGAGCCTAGGCCGCCAGTAATTGCTCCTTGAAGCCCTCCCTGCGCTCCGCCAATGCCTGCGCTCGCAAGGGCCGATGCAATGTTGCCGATTGCGGTGCTATTTGTAAGACCTCCGATAATGGTTCCGAGGCCGCCAGTAAACGCGCTAACAAGGCCGCCAACAATAAGGTTGCCAACCATGGAATCCATAATCCCGCGTTTCGGGAGGTCCATCTTTGTGGCTTCTTGCCGGAACCAATGGTCTGCGTCGGTAAGAAACTGAAGCGCTTCTTCAGCGGTTCCTTTTGTCCAAGCCCCTGACTCGTTTTTTTGTGGCTTGTATTTGTCCCAAACAGGGCCTCGATTTGCTCCGAAATAATCGTAAAGCTTTTGCAAAACAAAAGGATCGTTGGGGTCAAAGCCAGCCGCCCATAATCCAGCGCCGGGGGTTTTGTAATCTCCTGGGTTTTCGTTTGTTTTTCCGAGTCCAGAATTAAAGAGAACGCCGCCTGGGCCGGATTTTCCAACTGGGGCAGAATATCCTTCGGATGATGCGTTGTAGTAAAACGGAGTGAATCGCCCGCGAACGTCTCTGACGAGTCGGTTTTTTTCTTCTAGGTTTGCAGCAGGGTCGCTTGAAACACCCATTCCTAAAGCGGGGAAAATATAAGTCATCCCAGCTGGAGACTGAGCAGACGTCGGGTAATCTCCAAAGGTGGCGCCTCTGTCGTAATAACCGAGAATGTCATAAGAAAAGGTTGATGAGTTTGGCACCGAAAACTGAGGGAGGCCCCCGTAAGATAATTGGTTCATCATCTGATTCTGCCAATCAAGGCCGTAATCAGTTGTTGGGAGTCTTTGAAGTTGAGTATTTTTTACAAGATTTGTGTAAGCCTCTGACTCTTCTTGTAGACGAGCCATAAGCTCGGGTCTTTCTCTTTCAATTCTTGCCAATGCCTCTGCTTGCGCTTGCTCTTGAGCCGCTCTTTCAGCAGCTAATTGTTGAACGTAGGCTTGCCCAGCCGCTCGCTCTGCTGGATTTTGTGAAAATTGTCGCCCCAATAATGCTAATTGGTTCGTTGACATGATTAGCGTACTTTCTGGACGATGCCGTAAGCGGTGAAATTAAGATGGTTTGCAGAAGAAGTAGCAACACCTAGCGAGCCGTTCTTCTGAACAGTAATCCCAGAGCCCTGACTGGCGGCCTCAATAATGTCCGTCGCGTGCCCTGAAAGCGTCTTGTTAAACACTAGAGCATTTGCCGTGGCGTAAGTCGTCCCCGTGTCGTTGTGGTAGAGGTAATAACTCACGTTGTTGTTGGTGACGTTGCAGATGTTTATCCGCGTGATTTCAGTAGTCGCAAGTGCAGTAAATAACGTCTGAGCAGTAGTCGTTGCAGGCAATACCTGCCCCAACTTACCTCCGAACAGTTCCGACCTATCGCTGACCATTTATCTTTGCCCTCAGGTCTACGCCAAAAGCCTTTTCAAACCCCCCAGCAATGGTCACCCGGACCCTGTGGAAACGGGCGCTTCTGCGGATGTCGAAAGCCCCATCGTTGTTCATTGAGACAGAAGCATCGTAGGAAACCTCGTCTCTCTGGTTTGCTCGATAGCCGTGCTCCACCGTAATCGTGGAAGTGGGGCCTTCAATGATTGGCCGAGTCTGGTCAACATAGGCAACACGCCCTGGTTGAGCGTCGAACTCCTTGGACTCCAAAACCGCCGTGAGGGGCGTTCCTTCAAACACGCCGGAATTATTGGAAGAGTTAAACCCTCCGATGTTGATTCGGCCAGAAGCCCAAACCGCATCGTCTAGAGATGCCGTAAGCGCGTCTAGGCTTCCGCTAATGGCATCCAAGCCGTCCAATGTATACCCAGAGGCCACGTATGCGTGCAGGGCGTTCGTCTCAATCTCGGCTACTGAGAACGTCCCAGAAGGCCAGTGGTAAACCAGAATCTTATTGGGTTGCGGAACTTGTGCGCCAGAGCCAACATAAGACCAGAGAATCAGGGAACGCTTAAGGTCCGCGGCGCTACTGATTCTGGAATAGTAAGCAGGGTCTGCGTCTTGAAAGAACCACCTTGCCACCTTACCGGAGCCAAGGTTCTGCGACTGCTCTCCGTCAAAAATGTATAAATCGTCGCTAGATATGTAAAACATGACGTTCCCAGCATCACATACAGAGCCAAACGAAATGGCCCCGCGTTTGCGTTCTGCCGGGTAAAACCCGAAAGTTGTCGGAGGCCCTTCGCGCTCCATCCTGACAATGCCGCGCTCAAAGAATACGCTTCCCCGGTCTCCGCCAATAATCCGAACTATAGAGCCATAGTTCCCTGCAATCTGTTGAACGTCGGACTGAGTTGTGGGACTTGGTGTCCAGGCTGTTTCATCTCCAAACCCTGACCAGCGGACAGTTGTTTCTGAGTCGTCGGTGTTTGCCAGAACAACAAAGTCACCCACTACCGCAACAGATGAGGCGACAGGAGGGCTTCCTCCGAGGTTCTCGAAGTTAGTTCCGCCCATCGTGATAATCTGAGGCTCATCTATTCCGTTGGTCGCTATGACCTTGTCGCCGTACTTCGCAAAGTCCCAAACGGTCTGCGACCCAGAGCCATACCCATCGTATGCGGTGCCGCTCTGATACGTGTTACTCGTAAAATTAAGGTCTAGCGTCGCATTGGCATTCCTACTGACATTGGTCCAACCAGTGCCAGAAAGATAGTAAAGTTTTGTCGCATCTCCCGCGTAGGTGTATTCGTTCCCTGCGCTGTCAGAGACGCTGATTGCGCCGCGCGCATAGGCATCAAGGGCTGTGTTTGAAGTCGTCTGAAGGCCATAGAAAGGCAAGAACAAGTCTCCATTAGGAACCACGTTCTTAGCCGTAATGGAACCAGGATTAGCCAGACTTCTTTCATCTGGCAACCAAGCCCCGAAAGGAAGCCTCTGCGAGGGCATTAGGCAGCCACCGCCTTGATAACTGCAAAGTTAAACACCGGCTGCTCTGTCGTTGTTCCGCCAGTTGTAGCAAATGAGATACGGAACGAACCCGCAGCCACCGCCGTGACGTGCATCATGTACAGGTCCGTCCCGCTCTTCTGGCTGAGAACAACCACGTCAGTAGCAGCCACTGTGCTGTTGGTTACGGTAAAGCTCTGCCAAGTCGCCGTGCCTGCCGCAGAGACCAGGGTAATCGCGCCGTTCGTCTTGTTCAGCGTGACGCCTGTCGTTCTGCTTGTGGCCTGAGTAACCGCGCCACCCGTCCCGGTTCCGTAACCAAGACCAGCGGTGTCGGCAGTAACCGTCAAGCCAGTGGATGCGACTCGGGCAATTTCAGCCGCAGCACCTGCATCAGCAGCAGCAGCAAAGCGAAGCGTTCCGCCACCAGAAGCCCCAACGGCAGAGGAAAGGATATAAGCGCCGACTGCTGCATTCCCCGTGTCTGAATTGTAAAACTCGATTTTACCAATCGGCTGATTAGCGGCGGTCGTGGTGTCGGTATCTGTGAATCGAAGGGTGTTGGTTGCGGTGGTGCTTGTCAGGCCGGTGTTGCTGGCTGCAATATCAAGCATCTGCTGTGGAGTCGTAAACGAAGTCCCGAGCGCAAGATACCCTTCTGGAGAAAGGGACATCTTAATTGTTGAACTTGTCGCGGAAGCAGAAGTGGTCGCAAAGTTAAGGCGCGCCGGAATGGAGGTAGTAGCAACTGTTCCAGCGACTTGCGCGGTAATCCATGCTCCTGAATTGAATGTCGGAGTGGCGTCATTATCTGCGCCATTAAACTGAATCAAACCAAGGTTATCGCCATCAGTAACCGCGCTTAAAGTTCCGTTTGTTCCTGATTTGCTTTTGTTAAAAACAACAGAAGAAGGGAAGGTGGCGTTATTTGTCCAGCTATAAAGTCCTTGGTTTCCCAAAACTTGAAATGGAGGAGTTATTGCCGTTGTAATTGCTTTAGTTGCAACCGCAGCCGTATACCCAACAATAGTTCGCCCACTTGCATCGACAATAAAAGGCGTCGCATCAGGGTTGGTGCTATCTTCAACGCAAATAGCATTCAACGTCCCAGTTGATGTGACTCGAAGAGCTGCATAGTTTGGGCTCGCAATTCCTCCATAACTGGAATTAATGACAACAATATCCGTTGCATTTGCGCTATTTATTTCAAGACCTGCGCCACCCCCAGTTCCAGTGTAATTAGCATCAACTTTAAGGGCTGGTGATGTTGAGTCCACTGCAAATGTGGATGGGGCGGTGAGTGCAACAGAGCCGCCATTAATGACAGCGGACGTAATAGTCATCACGCCGGTGCTGTCGGCAATGGTTGCCGAAGCAGTCCCGTCCTTGGCTTTGATGTTCGTGACTTCCAGCGTCGTGATATCGATCGCAGGAATAGCGGAAGCGTTTAGAAGCTGGAACTGAGTTCCGTCGTAGACCACCGTATACATAAGGCCGGAGACGATTTCTCCGCCCACCAAGGCCGCTCCGTTGAACTGAACAGCCTTGGCCCCTAGAGAGTCCACGTTAATCGTGGTGGCTCCGGTGTTCGTTCCGCCCGCCTTGAACGTGTACAGGTCGCCCTGGGCATAAGCCGTCATTGTTCGGCTTGCAGCCAAGGTAATCGTGTTGGTTCCTGCCGAAGTATTCACCCCGTCCGTGTCAGAGCGATACCGGCTGATAGCCGCCATGACCTCTCGGGCAGCATCATTGACGGTCGAAGGGGCCATGCCCTCCGGGAATCCGTTCGGCGGAGAGGCGTTATTGGAAGCGGCGGTATTCGACCAAGTCTGAATGTCACTCATAGAATTTTCTCTGAAGCTGGATGGAGAGAGGCCCCTGCGACTGGTGACCACGCAGATACTCAACCGAGGCAAGCGCCGCAGCTTCCTTATACTGATTCGCCCACAATGCTGCTTCGTCCTCAGCCATCAGGTATCTGTTCGCCCAGAACATCGAGGCAGACAGGTAAACGTCGGGGAATTTGGTCAAAAGCCAATTTGTGGTGTTGGTATTGCTCAATGCCGACACGCCGGGGAAGTAGACTATCTCGTAGGCGTAAGAGTCATCAGGCGCTACGTCAAACTCGAAAACATCCGACATTGCGAAGAAGGCAGGCTTGCCGGTGCCCGAGCGTTGATACTGCCTCAGTTGCTCATCCGAGACGTAGGTCAGGACAGCCGCAGGGTCCGCTGTCAGGGTAAACGAGGTCAGCTCTTGAAAGTCAGCCGGGAAGGCCAGGCTGTTCGTGCCGGAGGTCAAAGTTCCCGTCGTGCGGGTCTTATTCCCCCTAACCCCGCCCATGTTTCCGGCAGTGCGCGGCAGGGGAGGGCGCTTGAACATCGATTCCGCCAGCTGGATGAAGTTAGCGGTCTGGGCTGTCGTCAGACTGGACCGCGCAAGCCAGTCTGTTATGGCGCTTTGCAGGTCCGAATAAGTAGAGATTGCCATCTCGGCCCCCTTTTGGTAGGGCTAGATTATACCCCCATTTTTTTCCTTGCAGTAACTCGCATATCCCGTGCTGCAATGTGAGTCTTGGGCTCCTCTATGGCGACCATCTCAAAACCTATGTCCTCCAAGACATCCGTCAGCTCAACCATCGACCAGAACCATTTGTGGGTCATTTCCTCGCTCTCATAACTAGGGT